ACCGCTCCGGAGGCTTTCATTGCCAGGTTGTCGTCTATTGTGAAGTTTCTACGAACCATAGGATTCCCTTTCCAAGAGGTCCACTTTCGGACCCAAGCAAAACAGATACAGAGAAAGGCTGTGGGGCGAAATCCCCACAGCCCCTTCAGTCTTTTCTCAGTGCACTACACAAGGACTGCCGAGTTGATGATCCCGTACAGCCGGGCGGCCGCCTTGGGATGCAGGACGACGATGCCGCAATACCACTCCACGCGGGTCCGCTTGCAGGGTTGGGTTTGCAGGGAGCCGAGGTCCTCGGCCTGCATGATGCCGTTCTGGATGCCCTGCACGCCCTCTTCCTGGAAACTCGCGACATAGATGGACGTGGATACGGAAGTTCCACCCGCTACCGACGGCGCCTCCGTAAACGGCAGAATCTGGGTGCCCGTGTTGTCTTCATCCACAATGAGGATGGGCAGATCGTTATAGAGAGCGACCTGCCGGCCGAACTCGTCCTTGTCCCAGACGAGGTTGCCGCCAACCGTGGTGGTCCGGGCCGCCGTGCTCAGTCTCCGACGCATGGCCTTGTTCATCAACAGGTGCGTCGGGCTGGCGACGGCATCGATGGCCTCATCAAGCTTGGCCAGAGACAGGGCGTCGCCCGTGTTCGTGGTGCCCGCCGCTATGAGCTGGTTGCCCGTGACCCGCTGTTGCAAACCGTCGAATTCGGCCGGGGTCGTGGTCGAATCGCCCTTGATGAACTTGAGGGTCCAGTTGTGGGCGAGGGCCTTGATCTTGCGGGTCTCTTCGCCGGTGCGGACGCCTTGACCCATCGTCTGAAGGATGAAGTTGTCCACGTCCAGCTCGCCGCCCGCAATCACGAGAGGCTCAACCACCGGATTCAGGATGCCCGTGCTCGGGGTGTACGAGCCGTTGACGCCACGGAACCCGATACCCGGCAGGGCTTGCTCCTGGTTGTAGCGATAGGAACCTCCGGGTATGTCGATGAACGGGAGGACGCGGAGCAGATCTGACTTCTCCGCAAAGGTTTGGATGACGCCGGCCCGGAAGACTTCGCCGCCGGCCAGCACGCGTTTTGCCGCCTCGATCAGTGTGATACCAGCCATACTCTCTTCCTTTCCAGATTCTTGGGCGGCTTGGAAAGGTCAGAAGTCTTGGCTTCCCACCTGAACTTCGCGGCACTTGCTTCCCGCGTTGTGCGTCCTTCCGGGACGCCGCCAGATTGATCTACTACTTGCGACCGGCCTCCATCAGTTGGGTGCCGGATAACTTCGTCAGGTCTTGCCCGGCGTACTTGGGGTTGCTGCCGGTACTGCCACCGCTTCCCGCGGCCTTGGTGCCTTTGAAACTGAAGGCGTAGCGGCCGGCTTTCATTTCCGCTGCCAACTCATCCACGGTCATCGGGTCCGTCGAATTGCTCTTGCTGGTGATGCGGACGTTGCCGTTGGCGTCGAGCACTTCGATCTGGTGCCGGACTTCCCCATTGACCTCAACACGCTTGGGACGCGATGCCTGCCGAATCTCCCGCACCAACAAGTCATGCGCCTCCGGCAGGACTTCCAACTTGCTCAGGGCAGCACTGGCCGCACTGTCCAGAACCAGCCGGTCCGTGTCGCTCTGTGCCTGAGTAAGTTGCGTGTCTCTGTCCTTGAGTTTCTTATTGAGGGCCTCGATCTCACCGCGGTAGCGACTTTCGAGTTGCTGCGTCGTGGCTTCGATCTGCTTTTTGATCTTCTCGTCGGGGTTGGCCGTGCCCCATTCCTTGATCTTGGCGATGGCGTCCTTGGCGGCCGCCGGATCTTCGATTCCCTCGAACCGCTTCATCTGGGCCGTCAGGGTTTCAACATTCGTCCGCTCTTTGCTCAGAGCATCCTTCAGGCCAGTGACGTCTTCCAGGGCCACCTTGCGGACCTTGCCGCCGCTGTCCTTGACCTCGGTCGGCGTGACATCGAGCCAAAAGGCCCCCTCCCGCTCGACGTACTCTTTTCGCAGGGCTTCCGGTAGTGCTTGGTATTCGTCCTTGTTGAGAATCGCTTTCAGGGCCATTCCATGATCTCCAAGATTCTATTGGACAGCTTCCCGCTGTTGAAGTGACTTCCCGTCGCTTGCATCAGGCTGTAGTCTAACACACAGTAGACTTTTCTGCCAAGCGAAGTCACGGCGGCCGGATGCGTTCCACGGGGTTAGTTCCTCTTCTCAATCAAGGCTTCCAGTTGCTCCAGGGTGCGGATATGATTTTGGTCATCCACCATGTCCGCGATCTCGATCTTGCCTTCTTTGAACCACTCGGCCTTTTGCTTGCCGAAGGTTTCTCGCAGGTCCGTAGCGGAGAGGTCCGCAAACCAGTCCTCAATATCCACCGGCATGGCCACTTGGCCGTTCATGCTGGCCCGGGTACTCGGAGGAGCATCTTTGGCGTCGATCCCGAGTTCCTTCCAGGATTTCGTGTTCGGGGCCGTACTGCAACGGCAACCACCGTGTGGTTTCTCGGGCACTTCATCGATGGCATACGGCCCATTCTTTTCCAGTTCAATGCAGAACAGACACGTTCGAGTGTCCAGCGTCGCCACCCACGACACCGTCTTGATGATGTCCGCGTTCTCCTGGTAGGTCTCTCGCCGGACATTGTGCGACACCTCACCTACGGCCGTGCGGACCATGTACCGTAAGTCTGAGCGGGACGTATTCAAGATCCCGTCACTGTACTGTGCGGCCCGCGTGCCCTTGATGCGGCGTACGATCTCATCAATCCCCTCTCCCTCAATGACCCCGAGCGTGATCTGCCGGTTGATCCGATAAACTGTATCGGCGGGGAGCTTCTCGAACCAGTCCTTCAACAGCACACCGTCAATCGGCCGGGTCCGAATCATATCTCGAATCACCGCGACCGATGGAGCAGTCAGCGACACCGCGAAAGGCACCGTCTGCGAAAGGCTCGCCGTCTGCCACTTCGCTTCGACCTTGCCCAAGCTCACGAGATTATCCTGCTGTCTGCGGTAGAGTTCCGCATACCCATCCTCGATGACCTTGCGGATTTCCTTTTGAACCTGCATCAATCGCTTCTGGGTGAATTCCTTGCCGGCGTACCTCGTGATGCGTGCCAAGATGTCCGGCTCGACTTGTGTATTCAGGTACTCAATGACGGCCCGGACCTCACCATTCGAGTACTGCTCCAGGAAGACGCTGTGCCGGATGGACAGGTCCCGGAGAATTTCGTTGACCGTTTTGGAGGGGAGCTTTGCCATGTCGCTCTGCCGGCTATATCAACTCCAGTTGAAAGCCTTCGAGTACGATCTCTTGACACTCACCATCCCACCAGTAGCCCAGGACGTAGGTACGGCCCATCGCGTAGGTGATGACGCGAATGATCTGCCCCGTCGTCTCAGGGTTAATGACCAAGCGAGCTTGTCGCCCGATCAACTTTGCTGAATCTATGAGGGCGATGTCTTCAGCCGTTTGATTTGGGGTGTGGTCGCTCATTCGCCGCCTCCTGTGTCACCCTCTCCCTTCTCCCGTCCGAACATGCCGAGCGCCGGGCCTTCCCGCTTGAGCCTTGTGATGATTTGCTTGACGTCCATCGTCTCGGACAAGGCCGCCCGGACCTTCGCTTCCGTCAGGAACGTCTCCTGGTCGATCTCGCCGCCCTGGCGGGCTTTCAGCAGCCAATCGAGGTCCCCTGCATTATTGAGGGACAGGCCGAAATCATCGAAGATGTCCACGCCGAAGTCATCAGGCAGCTTCACTCCCACCCATTCGGCCGCATCTGCGTACGCCCGCTTCACAGCGCCCTCTACGGCCCGGACCCACGATTGCAGGTCGCATTGGCCCTTGCCTTCGTCAATGGCCCGCCCCATCGCCGTCTCGCTGCCCCATTGCTTGATGACGCGGGGCTGCATCCCCATCGCTTCCATCATGGTTTCCAGCCGGTTCAGGTGGTCGTCCCCCGCCTTCGCCGCGGTGCCGGTAAATTCCTTCACTTCCACCTTGCCGTTGGGATTCTCCGCGACGGCTACGTTATTGAGCCCCCAGATGATAGACTGGCCCTCCTCTTTCGTGAATCCGAAGGCACACACGAGCCCTGTCTGGGCAAAGCGAAGGAAGTTCCGGTGGTCCGAGAGCGTCTGATAGTGGGCGAGGTTGATATGGGCCAGGTCCTCCAAGGGCGGGTCCGCCGTCATAAAGCCCGTGGGCGTGAGATAAGCTGTCGCCAGCGTGATCTTGCCCACCGTCCAGGGACCTTCCTCAATCACAACCCATTCGTCGTTCTTGTCACCACCCAACTGGTACAACCGCCACCCCGCAGGCTCGATGATGCGGATGCGGTTCTTGATCTTGACGCCGTATGCTCCATCGTCCACGCTGGCGGTTTCGGCAATCCTGATCTGCGTCAGAACCTTCTCTCCGTTCGCCGCCGTCTCGTACTTCCAGCCGATGAGATTGGAGGGATCGATGCACGAGAAGAGCGGCTGCAATTCCCTCTCTCTCTCTTCCCGTTTAGTCACGGCCGGTTCCTGGGGATAGTCCGCGAGGATGTGCACCAAGCCGCGATTGATCGCCACTTCCAGTAATTGCCGGCAGAACTGCGTAAGGTTGCGGCCTTCGCTATCCACCCGGTCTTGAATACCGGCCAACTGCTCCGGCAGAGGCGATTTGTGCGCGAGGCTCACGGGCTTGCTAAACGGCCGGCGGGACAGGTCCTTGACGGCTTTCTTGTACCCGTTGAACAGGACGGCGCGGGACAGACGGACCTTGTACTTATCGGGCGGCTCCTTCTCCTCTTTCGGGAGCCATTCTTGACCGCTGGCTTTCATGGCCCGCGTGCCGCCCATCAGGGCATCGATCAACTTCCACCCCGGTGCCATGGCGTTGTATTCGGGATTGTGGAAATCCACTTGGTTCTCGGGTGTCACCGTCTGAGCCATGGACGCTATTTCCTTCCGCCCTTACGACATTTCTTTTTGGCCATAACGAACTCCGAATTGTGCCCGGCATCTCTCGTAAGCGACTCTACCTTCGCCGATCCGGGCAGACGGCCGTAGGAGGTTCGGCATCCGCAATGCCGGGCTCACGCCGCTATACTATGGTCCATGTCTCTCGACCTGCTTGAAACCCATGAAGTTCCCGATGGCGGTGAGAGCCTGTCTCTTGTGCTTCGTCCACCAGGTATCTGACTCGGACGGCTCTCCGATCTGAGTCATAGCCCTCTGCCACCGAGTCAGTTCCGCATCCCGCCAGTCCGTGGCCTTGCGGGGGTCTACGACGAAGTCGAAGAGCATGTCCCCCAGGCCCCACAGAACCGTTATCAGAACTTGACCGATGGCTTTTGCCAGCCAGCTTGTCGGCTTCATGGAACACTCCTTTACTGCCACACCGCCTCAAGGGTCAGGAAGAACGCATCCCCATCCGCCACCGGGGAGAGCTTCTGCCAATTCTCTTGCGTGAAGGCGTGTTGATATTCGATACCCAGACTCATGTTCGTGCCTGTCGCGATGCGGCCCCCCACCAACAGGGCGGGCATGAGCTTGTGTTCGTGAAATTCGAGGTCGCTCTTGACTCCAATGTAGAGGGTAATCGGGATCGTCGCGGGCAGGCCCCAGTTGCCGGGCAGCCAGCCTCCTATCGGGAATTGAGCATCGGGGTTCACGACATACAGAGCATAGACACCGGCAGCGTAGGCGTCGCTCTGAGTCGGGGGCAGCTTGTCGAGATAGGTCGCCTCGAATCCAAGCTCCGTTCGGCCCTGTCGGCGGCCGATGCGACCTGTGAACTGATCTTCGTTCCCCAGGCCCCAGAAACTGATCTTGGGCGCATCGAGAGCGAGAGCGGGAACGTCATCGGTGATGGGCTCGGCGGTTGCTTCGTTCGCCAGAACCAGAGAGGGAATCGACAACACGAAGAGGATTGCGAGGAGAGACCAAACGAGCGGTTTCATATGAACTCTCTTTCCAATCAGGCCATCCAACATGAAAGTCGGTACTATTTTCTACTGCATGTTAGACTAATCTTCGCGGGGATTGCGTCAAGGAAATGGAAAGGCTTGTTCAGAGGCGGGGGTGGATTATGAGGTCTTCTGTCATTTCAGTCTTTGTTCCAATATTTCGCGTACCACGTCAGACCACCGTATCAGTTTGCCGGTCGCTGTGCGTCGGCGGACAGCTTCGGCCTCCGCTTTCTCGACCAGATGGGCCGGGACGGCGTACATCTTGGATTTGGTCTGGGGTTTCTGTATGGTCAATCTGTTCATTTTATTGTCGTGCTTTCTTCTTCAAAAAGGGGGCGGGCTGGTTGGAAGCCATAGCCTGCGAGAGAAGACTCAGGCAGGTGCCCGCCCCGTGAATCCGATCCGCGAAGTACCGGGCAGCCTCAAGCAGCATTTTGGGTGTGTCTATTGTCAGACCTCTCTTCCCTTCAGCCACTTGTTTGGCTTGGTCAGCCAGTGGCGGTATCCGGGACGCTCGAATTTGGCCCAGTCGATTGCTTCGCCTACGCGGGCAGTCTCTATAATCCAATCCTCAATCAT